AGCGACAAATTACAGGCGCTGGCTGAAGCCCTGAATAATCTGGAAGGCCGTGTGTCTGCAATCGAAACGCAGCTGGCTTCAACGCAGGAAGATGTGGATACCATCGCCGAAGTGGTGGATACGCAGGAATTTGCAACGCTGCGTGAAAATATCGGGGCAGTCATTAAAAACTTTGGAAAGCTGGATAACAAGATTACACAGCTGCCGAAGCGTAAGCCCGGCGATAAGCAGGAAAGCCGCAAATTTAAATTCATCTAATTTCACCTTCGTCAGGGAAGTTTCTATAAGTCGCATTATTTGCGAGAGGGTTATTTATGAAGTTAAACAAACGCGCACTGGCATTCATTGACGCTTTCTCTGCCGGTCTGGCAGAGCATTACGGCGTGACGAATCCGGCCCGCGCATTCAGCCTCACCGATCCGCAGGAAACCAGCCTTCGCGCTGCGCTGCTGGAGTCCGTGGAGTTTCTTGACCTGATCACCATCGCGGATGTGGACCAGTTAAGTGGTCAGGTCGTTCAGGTTGGCAAATCTGGATTACATACCGGGCGCGTGGCTGGCGGGCGTTTTCGTCGCAAAGTCGGTGTAGACGGCAACGATTACAAGCTGGTTGAAACGGATTCATGCGCCGAACTTCAGTGGGATTTGCTGTCGCTGTGGGCAAACGCCGGTGATGAAGGTGAGTTTTTCCAGATGGTACAGACGTTTTCCAATCAGGCGTTTGCGCTGGACATGCTGCGCATCGGCTTCAACGGCAAAGAGGTGGCGACGACAACCGATCCGGATAAAAACCCGAACGGCGAAGACGTGAATATTGGCTGGCATCAGCGCATGAAGAGCTTCAAAGACGGGTTCCAGATTATGACCGATGCGGTCACCCTGGACGATGCCGGTGATTATCGCTCGCTGGATGCGATGGCCTCTGACCTGATTAACGCCAAAATTCCGGCACAGTTCCGTAACGATCCGCGTCTGGTGGTGCTGGTCGGGGCCGATCTGGTCGCGGCGGAGCAATACCGCCTGTATCAGAAGGCGGACAAGCCCACGGAGAAAATCGCCGCGCAGATGCTGGGCAGCACCATTGCCGGGCGCACTGCGATTATCCCGCCGTTTATGCCGGGCAAGCGCATGGTGGTCACGCCACTGTCAAACCTGCACATCTACACGCAGCGCGGCACGCGTCAGCGTAAGGCGGAGTTTGTGGAAGACCGCAAACAGTACGAAAACAAGTACCTGCGCAATGAAGGTTACGCCGTTGAAGAGCCGGAGTTGTACGCGGCCATTGACGAAAACGCAGTGACCATCGGCAAGGTGACCGAACCGGCAGAGGGTTAAATATGAGTCTTTCACCCGCACAGCGACACAGCCAGCGCGTGGCCATGCAGCAACAGCAGGCGCGGCTTGAGGAAGTGAACACCACGGCCAGCCTTCACCTGCAGATGCAGGAAATCATGGAAGACGTGGCGGTATTGCGCAGTCTCGATATGACAGCTGATCGCGTGGCGATGAAGCGTGATGTGCTGCTGCCGAAGTGGATGCCCACGGTCGAAAGTTACCTTGAACTGGGGCGCGTGTATGCCAATCCGGTGTTCGCGTACTGCGTCGTCTGGCTGTTTGACGTGGGCGAGTTCGATCAGGCCCTGGACTGGGCAGACATTGCCATTGCCCAGGAGCAGGCCACGCCGGAAAACATCAAATCGCGATTCCCGGCCTTTGTGGCCGATCAGATGATGAATTGGGCAGAGCAGGCAAGCCAGGCGGGTGAAGACTTAGAGCCTTATTTCTCGCGGACGTTTGAGAACGTCACGCAGCGCTGGCGGCTGCACGAGGAAATTACCGCTAAGTGGTTCAAATTCGCGGGGCTTCTGCTGCTGCGTGATGAATCAGGACAGGCGCGGGCGGCGGCGTCAGATAGCGTCGAAACGCTGTCTGAGGCTGACCGGCTGCTGGCGGCCGCCGAGGCGAAGTATCACAGGGCAGGCGTAGGCACGATGCGCAAAACGATTGCGGCGCGCATCCGGGCGCTTACGGCTGAATAACGACTACCGCAAGCCGGGTGGGCGCGGATGAGGGCAGAACACGCAGTGTAATGCGCCGTGGATTCCGGTCAGCCCACCTTTTTACGGGGGATTTTATGTTCAGTGGCAAGCCGATTGAATACCAGGACAGCCCGCTGACCAATGACGGATTCTGGCCGGATATGAACCTGTCAGATTTCCAGCGCAGCCGCAGTATTCCGGCTGACGTAGACGCGGAAACAGTGGCGAATGCGCTGCTTACGGCGGCAGCGGAGGTAAACAGCGGGCTTGCCGGTGTGCAGGAAAAGCACCGGGCGGCAGGATACCAGACCGCTGCTGACGTGCCGGGGGTCAGCATGAACGGCATCAGTCAGCTGGCGGCACAATACAAAAAAGCGGTGTATGCCAGGGCAAAAGCGGACCTGATGGGCGAGTTTGCGTCTGTTGGCCGCCGCGAGTCGCATCCGGGACAGGAGAGCGATGAAACGCGCAAGGGATTGCTGGCGGAGGCGTCAGTGACTATCCGCCTGATTAAGGGGCTTAAGCGCGCCACGGTGAGGCAGGTATGAGCAGTGAGAGTCAGCTTGAATCACTGACCAGCTTTATTAAGTCAGAAATGCCGCAGAGGGCCATGCAGTCATTTACCAGCGAAATGACGGGACTTAAAACCATTCCCGCCGCGCGTGATATGGGGCTGGGGCAGGTGCAGCTTTCGGTGATCCGCTATGACGCAGAGCTTATCTGGGAGCGTTTCCCGTACCGTGAGTGTGATCCGCGTCTGCTGATGGCGCTGCTGGAAGTGTGGCAGGCGATTGACTCACAGGACCGGGATTTATTCAGCCAGGTCGGCATCACGAATGCCGATCCGGACTGGGACATTGAGCTGATTGACGAGGAAACCGCAATTGTGACCGTTACGGTGCCAATGGCGGAACGGCTGATTATCGTGCCGGATGAAAACGGGCCGGTTCCTTATCAGGGCGGACGCTACCGGCTGGCCGATCCGGAAATCTGGACGGCGCTGAGCGCGATGATTTACACGGAGGTGGAGGAGTGATTTTCGGGGCGGAAATTAACGCCGCGCAGCTGCGTGACATGCGCCGCGAGATTGCAAAGCTGGAGTTGCCCGACAAAAAGCGCCAGCGGCTTATCTGGCGCATGGCGAAGTATGGCGTGATCCCGGCGGCAAAGCGCAACGTGCGAAATCAGCAGTCTCCGGACGGCACGCCGTGGCAGGCAAGAAAAACGCGCCGCCGCGGGAAGATGCTGCGCAATCTGCCGAATCTGCTGCACATCCGCGAAATGCCCGAAATTGAAGCGGTGCGGCTTTATCTGCAGGGCGGCGGATACCGCAACGGGGATAAAGCAGTACCGGCAGGGACCGTGGGTTATGCGCAGCAGGAAGGCATGAAAATCAACGTCAGGGCGCGCGGTAAGGGGCGCACCGCACCGGCAGGAAAAATGGCCACGCTGGCGCAGGCTAAACGGCTGCGAAAGCTGGGCTACAGGGTAAGGCGCGGTAAGCGCTGGCGGAAGCCGCCCTTTAAGGAAATTACCGAAACGATGGGATATGCGCAGGCCGGTCTGCTGATCCGCAAGCTGACAGGGCGGGCGGCAAAAACGGTATGGACTGTCGATGTGCCGTCCCGTCCGTTTCTTGGGATGGGCAGCGACGATTTCAATAAGGCGCTGGCGCGCCAGCTGCAGGCCATTGGCTACGGCTGGGACGTTAATGCGCAGGATATCAGGGGAAGGGTATGAGCTGGCCAAATGTAACGGTTAATCAGCTTAATCAGCTGCAGGGTGAAACAAAGGATATTGAGCGCGTCGTGCTCTTTATCGGACGCGGCGCAACGAACGCCGGGAAGACGCTGGCGGTTAATACGCAGACCGATTTTGATGCGCAGCTGGGTGCGGCGGATTCGGTGCTCAAAAGTCAGGTTATGGCCGCGCTGGAAAATGCCGGTCAGAACTGGTCCGCATTCGTTCACGTCCTTGCCGAAGATGCAGAGCTGTCGGCATGGGCAGATGCCGTACTGAGCGCGCAGCAGGTGGCATCCGTGGAAGGGGTCGTGTTGTGCGCGGATGTTCCGGATAAGAAAGAGATTAACGCTGCCGCCTCGCTTCGCAGTGCGCTGCTGGCGAAGTTCGGACGCTGGGTGTGGTTCATTCTGTCAGTTGGCGGTCCGGAGACTGGCGAAGCCTGGGCGGATTATCTGACGCGCATGAGTAAGCTGCAGAGCGGAATTTCTGCGTCAGCGGTGCAGCTGGTTCCGCGCCTGTGGGGCAATGAGCCGGGCGTGCTGGCCGGTCGCCTCTGTAACCGCGCCGTGACTATTGCTGACAGCCCGGCGCGCGTGAAAACCGGGGCGCTTGTAAGCCTGGGCAGTGACAGTCTGCCGGTTGACGGCACAGATAAAGTGCTGGAGCTGGCCACGCTGCAGGCGCTGGAAACGCTGCGTTTCAGCGTGCCGATGTGGTATCCGGATTATGACGGGCTTTACTGGTCTGACGGTCGCACGCTGGATGTGGAAGGCGGGGATTATCAGGTTATCGAGTACCTGCGTATTGCTGACAAAATTGCGCGCCGCGTGCGCCTGCTGGCCATCGCCCGAATCGCTGATCGCACGCTGAACAGCACGCCGGGCAGCATTGCCGCCGCGCAGCAGAGTTTTGCGAAGCCGCTGCGTGAAATGTCGCAGTCAGTCCAGATTAACGGCATCCGTTTCCCCGGTGAGGTGAAATCGCCGCGCGACGGTGACGTATCAATCAGCTGGAAAAGCGCTAAACAGGTGGAGATTTATATCGTGATGCGTCCGGTTGAATCACCAAAAGAAATTACCGTGGGGCTGCTACTGGATACCAGCCTGGACAGCACTGAGGGGGCAGCATGAGCCAGCGCATCAGCGGTCAGTCATTCGATGTAAACATTGACGGGGAATTACTTCACGTCGAAAAAATCTCTCTCGATATCACGGACAGCACGGCAGCGGCGTCCACGCGCGGCGTACCGGATGGCCATGTAGCCGGGGAAGTTGCTGCAGAAGGTGAGATTGAGCTGAGCAGCAAAACCTTTCAGCAACTGACCGCGAAGGCACGCGCCGCCGGGTCATGGCGGGGTATCGACACGCTGGACTTCCTGTTTTATGCAAAGGTCGGCAGCGAAGAAACGAAGGTGGAAGCCTTCGGCTGCAAACTGGTGCTGAGTAACGTGCTGGATATCGATCCGAAGGGCGGCGCTATCAGTACGCACAAGGTGAAATACTTCGTGACCAGTCCGAAGTTCGTGAACATTAACGGCGTGCCGTATCTGGAAGCGGCGGCAACGGAAAGCCTGATCAGCTAACGGGGATACGATGCAGGACCATGAAAAAACACTGATGCAGCTGCTGCTTATTGGCGGAGTTATCGCGCTGGGCAAGGTGCTGGCCAGTAATGAAAAAATCACGCCGCGCCTGATTGCGGGGCGCGTCATTCTGGGGTCGGCTATTTCAGTCGCGGCAGGCGCGGCGCTGGTGCAGTTCCCGGATATGTCACCGCTGGCGGTTAACGGGGTCGGGGCGGGACTGGGGATTCTGGGTTATCAGTTCTGCGAAATGTGGTTGCGCCGCCGTCTGGGTGGCGACGATAAGGAGAAGTGAAAGTGACGCTATCGGAAAAGCAGCAGTTATTTACCGGGCTGATTGCACAGCTGATCACCTGGGCTAATGATCGCGGGATGCGTCTGACGTTCGGGGAAGCCTACCGCACGCCGGAGCAGGCCGCGCTGAATGCTAAGAAGGGCAGCGGCATCGCCAACAGCCTGCACACGCAGCGGCTGGCGGTGGATTTCAACCTGTTTGTTAACGGCGAGTATAAAACCCGCACCGAAGATTACCGGGCACTGGGTGAATACTGGGAATCACTGGGCGGCAGTTGGGGTGGGCGTTTTAAGTCGAACCCGGACGGTAATCACTTCAGCCTTGAGCATAACGGTGTGCGCTGATGGTCAGAGACGTGCTGTTTGTGCTGGCCGGTCTGGGTCTGGCGTTTCTGGCGGGATGGACCGGGGCTGAGTGGAAGCGCGACAGCGTGGAACTGGTCGCAGAGCGTGCCGCCGGGATTGCCGCTGACAGGGCGCGTGATCAGTTGCAGGGCGTGGCAAGCGAGTCAGCCAGGCAGCTTGAAAACAAACTGGAGGAATTAAAAGGTGCGATACCGGCAGGCATCCGCGCTGAACTGGATAAGCCCGTTTTCAGTAATGATTGCCTGTCTGGTGATTATTTCAGGCTGTACAACACCGCCAGTGAAAACGCAGAGCATACCCTATCAGGAAAATCTAAAAACAAAATGTCCCGTTAATCTTCCCCGATTAAACGGCACCAACGGCAGAGCCGCAGCAGAATTGTTAATTCAGTGGATTGATATTTATTCAACCTGCGCGGCGCGCCATAACCAGCTTATTGACGAAATTAATTTAAGAGAGAAAAAGCATGAGTGATAAAAAAATCGAAATGACCATCGCAGGCAAAGACGTTTCTTTTACGCCGAACGTCACCGCTTATAACAAATATATCAACGAAATCACGATGGGAAATAAAGTTTCCCCGGCGCATAACTTTCTGGTTCGTATTGTAACGCCGGAAACAAAAGACGCGCTGCAGGAATTACTGGCGCTGCCGGGTGCGGCATTACAGATTGTGGGCAAGGTGCTGGAAGAATATACGCCTGAGCTGGAAATCACCGTAAAAAACTAAGTGAGCGGGTCCGTAATATTGACGCCAACGGACTCGAACAATATCTGATTTTACGCCGTCGCTGGCTGCCTGGAGAGGATGACAGCGCGGATAACCTTGCCGCCGCGCTGTGGCTTGATAACCGGCACTGTG